GTATTACTAACACTCAAACTAGAATTGAGGGGAACGCCATTGGCATCTAGTGCACCATATAAAGTATTTGCCTTAATTCTCGTATTGTTTGTTTCGTTTACTGAAGCATCAAAAGTCCCTGTTAATTTAATAACAGTGTCTGTTACGGTATCTCTAAGGACTTGATAAGTAAATTTATTTGCCATTGTATTATTCCTTATTGAATACTATTATTCGTCTTCTTCGTCTTCGTCATCAAAATCTTCTTCGTTATCAGAATCATCTTCATCACCATATTCTTCTTTATTCAAGCATTTCTTTTTAACCATCTTTTTGACAAGTGCTTTATCTTCTGCATCATCACCTTCTACACCAGCATCTTCCTCTTCTCCCTCTTCTTCTTGAAGTTTTTCTTCAGTAGCAAAAAGAGTTTTAGCAAGAGAAAGTTTACTTGCTTCAAACTGTGCAGTTACGCGATCATGGATTTCAGCATACAATGCATCGCGAAGTTCTTTTCCTTGATCGTTGATTGCATAATCAACAATATTTCTTGTGTTATCAGACATTTTTATCTCCAAATAGATATATTTATAGTATTTGCTTTATCTTGCTAAATGTGCCAGGTGAAGTAAAATCTTCTGATTTTGGTGTATCCTGATTTTGTGCACTTTGTTTTGCTTCTTTGGCCGCAAGTTTTTGATCCAATTCTGATGAGTGTTGGTTCATTGCCATTTGTTGTTCACCTTCTACATCACCCATCATTTGCTGTGCAGCAACGTCATTGGTAACAGAAACTGGCATTCCAAGTCCAACTTCCTTTTCTTCATCAATCTCTTTCTGCATCTGTTTGATATCATCATCGGTCATACGCAGCACATTACGCTGAATCCATGCTTGTGAATAGTAACGACCTGTGTATGGGTCTACCTGTTCTAACAGAGTCAAACGTTCCTTCATCAGTTCTGCTTCTTTCAGTTCTGTGAAGTTATTATCTTTGATGAAATCAAAATACAAATGTTCTTTAAACTCATCCCACTCTTCAGCAGTACAAATGCCTTTAAGTACACATTGTACTCTTAGTGCTTGGATAAACACATCAGAGAACTTGTTACGTAATCTGTCTACGAACTTAGCAAACTTTAACTCATCACGAGTTACTTCTGCTACACGACCAATAGAGAAACCTTGATCTGGTTCCAAACGAGAGATTGGAACATTCAATGATTTGTAAAGTTTCTTTTCAAAATACTTTACATCTTCTAGTTCACCAAGGTTTTGTCCACCTGGTAGAGTATCAATTTCTGTGCCTTTACCACCTTCTCTACGTGGTAACCAGAAATCTTCCATCATAGAAAGGAATTTACGATCATCCCTAATCTCGCCAGTATTTGCATCATAGACAAGTTTATTTTTGTACTTAACCATGATATCGCGGAGATACTGTTCAGCTTTAAGTTTCGGTAAATTACCAACATCAATATAAAAAATTCGTCTTTCTGGAGCACGTGATATACGGTAAATAACAGTTGCATCTTCAATCATACGCAACTGGTTAAGTGGTTTGATTGCTTTATGTAAGTATGAAAGAACGGTTGCTCTACGAGAATCCATCAGTCCAGAAACAACTGCAATGATAGAATCTGTGGCAATACGAACACCAAGTGGACCGAAACTAGATGATGATCCAGAACCTACCTTATCATTATAGATGTAATATTCATTAATCACATCCATTACATCTACACCTGTACGTTCATCCTTTCTTTTCTTGACTTCACGAATCTTTCTTAGTTTACGTGGGTCAATATATCTAAGTTCCTTGATACCTGCAACGGGATTTTCTCTGTCTATTACTATATGGTAATACAATCTACCATCAACATAGTATCTGCGGAAAATATCTTGCGCCATGTTTGTATAGTTCATGAGGCGCATGATATTGTTAAATTCTTGTTTAATTGCGTTCTTGATTTTTTCTGGTTGTTTCAGATCATCAAGAACCAATTTTAAAATAACACCATCATCATCTTGACAAATTGCTTCGTTGATGATATCGTCAATTGCTGATTCAATTTCTGGTTGCATAGACATTTCACGATAACGTGAAATAAGTTCTACTTCATTTTTTGCAGTACCATCTAAATCTACATACGTACCATAATACGCAGCAGAAGTAATAGTCAACGCTCCATCGTCATTATTTGGTGGAGAAAATGACTGTTGAACTGCTTTTTCCTCGTCTTTTTTGTCACGAGAAATGCTAAATCCAAACAAACTAAATTTTGCTAAAGATGACATATTTGTTTTGTTTCCATTTCATAAAAAAATCATAAGGGGGGGGATTTCCCCCCCTCGCCACATATTATTAGGTTGTTGAATCTGAAGTCCAGTACTGGTAAGCAAACGATACTGTATAATCTTCAATAGTATCATTGCTGTCCCATGCTACATCAATAGGTGCCAAGTCAATTGGGAACATTCCAACAAAGGAATAATTCTTTAAAATTGTGCTTGGTCCTGTTTTGCTGTACTGACTTACAGTTGCATCAATAGAGTAAGAAGATGGTGAAGCAAAACTTGTATCTCTTACGTTACTTGCGTGAGAGTTAATTAAGTTCATCCAATTTTCTAAAGATCTACGGATAGCAAAATCTTCGTCATTGATGATAGTGATTGTCCAATCGTTGAATACACGGTTACCTGCGAATTTCAGTTCTCTACCAAAATATGGTAGAGATACTGTATTCACTTGAGAACCAGGAAGTTGTGCTGCCTTACATAAGAATGTAGTTTTCTGTCCAGCAGTAGTTCCATCAGCAACTGGTGTTGGAAACACTAAAGATACGGAAAATAGATTGGGACGGGCACCGTCACCAACTAATGCCGATCTAAATTCTGTTACGTTAAAAGCCATTGTTTTCTCCTATTGCTCTTCTATTTATCACGCTTGACCAACTATTGTTGAGAAATCAACCCCAGTACCAACAGCAACAAAGTTCAACTGAATGTAGTTTATTGAACGTGCTGGTTTAATATAAATGTCACCAACGAATTGGTTGCTATCTATAACTTGTGCAGTGTTGTTGGTTGTGTCACAAACAACTTTAAAGTCTGTGATACCACGGCGACCTTGAACATCACGTAAGAATGGTGTTACTAGAGCAACAAATTGTGCACGAGTAAATTCATCATTGAATTCAAACAGTGAGAACTGAGCTGCTTGTGATATTGCTTTTTCAAGAACAATAAACAATCTACGAACATTGATTCTATCAAACGCTGACGGTTTAGATAACAAAGTTTTATCACCAAATAAAACAATTCCCTGTCCTGGAAATGAAACAACTGGGTTAACACCTGCTGCGTAGATAGTGTCTCTCTCTGCTTTGTTTGGATTCCAAGAAAGTTTAATAGCGTTTTTAATTTGACCACGATTGAAACCGGCAGGAGAATACCAAGGATCTGTTACACTGTCTGTGTATACACATAGACCAGCAGTGTCACCGTTTAATGGAATCCAACGATATATATTGTTATAAACGTCATATTGATATTTCCATCCAGAATCTGCAACAGCATATGATGTTGCTTTATTTAAGTTTGGATTTAACCATAGATTAACAATGTTACTTGCTTCACTACCAGACTGATTCACAACATATTGTGCAGGTGGAGAAATGAACGCAATACAATCATTACGAGCATTTACTGCTGATGTGGTTGAACCACCAACAACATTATCAATAACCCAAGATTGAACAGTGGTATTAGCAGCACCTGTTAGTACAAGAGAAATATCAATTGTTTCCTTATTAGTGAACATTTGATATCCAGATATTACGGATGCATCTGATCCAACATCATCAACACCACCACCTAGTGTAAGGTACTGATTTGATGTAGCGGTGTTAAAGTTAGTGTTAGCTGCTTTTTGTCCCCATAATGTTGATGTGTTCAAATAATCAACTGGGTCTATAGCATAAACATACTTTGATTTATTGAATACTACTTGTTTATAGTAGTTTGAACTTCCATCATTCAAATTGACAGCATCAACTGCTTTAGATATGAATGGGAAAGTTTCAAGAACAGTTCCTTTTGTTCCGGTGAATAGTCCACCAGCATCAATAACTGCAATGTGGAGTTCGTCATTAGAACCACCTAAAGATGAAGTATATGATGAAGTTGTTGGTGCAGAACCAAACAGACTTCCTAACGCAACATTTGCTGTTCCATTGTTGTATTGCCAACCAAAGAATGCTGCTGTATTAGCACAAACTGCAACCGCCAAAGAGTTTCCTAATGAACCTGGATATCTTGCAACAAACGAACCGTATGCATTACCATTAGTTGTGTTGTTCAAGTAGTTGTATTGGAATATATCGCTATTGTAAATAACAGTATTCGTTCCTGATAGGTTTGTATCAGAATTGAATGTATTAGCACCTACTGTTCTTACTACACTAAGATTATTACCATATGATAAAAAGTTAGCACATGTGAAGAAACTAATAGCAGAATTTGAATCTGGTTTTCCGAATATTTTTGATAATGAGATTTCACTATCAATTAATACTGTTTTATATGCTGGGCCCCAAGAAAAATATCCAGCATAGGCACCAGCAGTAGTTAATACCGAAGGTACTACTGTGGTTAAATCTATTTCAGATACATTTATACCGGGAGAAATTTGAAATCCCATTTTAATCTCCTTAAATTATTATAAGTTCTTTTGGTAGATACATTACCATAACGATATTTATCAAAAGGATGTTTTATACTCATCACGTAAACCTTTGAAATAACCAGCATAAACTTCACCACCACCTGCTTCCTCCCATACATCACCACCCCAAACACTGAACTCATTTCCATTTACTCCATCATCTATAATAGGTGCGGGTAGAATATCATCATCATGTTGGTTCATTGACTCCAACTGAAGTTGCTTTCTTAGATCATGACTTACTATTTCTCTAAAATATTTCTGTGTTGTTGCCCAAGCAAATAATACGCCTGTCATTACAAGATCGTCATTAGCACCCTCTTCAGCTGCGAATGATGTTTTGTTGGCAACAAATGTAGTCAATTCAGAATATGTTATAAAATCATTTATTATAAGTTTGTTCCCCTCAATCAATGTTTTCAGATTGGAACAACCAATCTTCTTTACTTGGGGAGACATTTTCAGACCCATTTGTATACCACGAGCAAAACCAGCAGATAACTGTTGTGGTTTCTTGTTGCCAGTGAATACTTTTAATAGGTTCTCATATTCAAAATCTAGGTGAAGCAAATCAGCAACTTGTGGGTTATTGTTTATTTCAACTAAGACGTATGCATCATTGTAATATCTTGCTGCATTGTATATATAGGTAGGCAATAATAGTGGTGAAATCAATGGGTTATTGAAACATGCCACCTGTCTATATGGTGTGTCAGACATACTCCATACAGAGAATGCTGACGAGTCCATATTCTTGCCTTCAGAAACATCCACTGTAATACAATAAAGATGATCTTTCTTTATCTCGTCCCCATCCTCCCTGATAGGTTGTTCAAATATACGTAACCCATCATGTTCTGATATTGGATCACGATATGACATTTCTTGTAGTTTCAAACCAGAAACTAGTGTGTTGGAACTACCAAGGAAGTGAGTATTATGTGAAACAACACCGGCCGAATAATATGTTGAATGTTTTTTTACACCTACGGGGTCAAATACTTCAAAATTTCCAAACTCAGAAATAATACTTTTTATTTTTTTATTTGTTAAACTATTATTAGTAGTTATTTCTTCTGCTTTTTTAAAACCAATGTCGGTTAAAAAAACGTGTTTGCCTGAACATTTTATAAATG